CCACTACGGTGAACGCACCATCCACATCATGATGACGGGGCGTTACCTCCTGACCGCAGGCAGCGAAAGCGAAGGTTACAACCATGCAGAATTTGACACCCTCGCTGACCTGCTCACCCATTTGGACGGAGGGAAGGTCGCATGAACTACGACGCCCAAACCCTGATGGATGCCATCGACATGATGGATGACGACCCGCAAGCGCGAGCTGCTTTGCGCCTTGCCCTGAAACAAATCGAAACCGAGGAATAAGCCATGCAAGAAATCATCCTGAAAATCCAATCCGCCATCGTCGCCAGCAACATTGACGACGTGGCCGCAAGCGTCCGCGCCGAAATTGCCAAGGTCAATACCGACCTCAAGACCGACGAAGACTTTGCCATCGCAGAGCAACAAGTCAAAGACTTCAAAAACGCCGAGGACGCCATCAAAGCCGCGCAGGAAGCCGCGCTATCCGAAGCGGCGGACGTGAAAAAGCTGATGGACACCACCAGCGAAATCATCGACCTGCTCGCCAAAACCCGCCTCGCCCTCGACAAACAGGTCAAGGCACAGAAGGCAAAAGTCAAAGAAGAAATCACCAGCCGCACCCGTGACGGCATCCACAAAGCGCTTGCCGGATGCGATGCCCGCCTGCAACCGGCGATGCGCAAAGTGCTGCGCATTGACGAGCTAGACGGCGTAATCACAGAAGCGACCAAAGGCAAAAAAACACTTGCCGGACTGGAGAAGGGCTGCGCCGAAGTCTTGGCGAACTGGACGGCGCTCATCGGCAAAACAGAAGCGTACCTGCAAGCGCGCTACGCACAAATCCCGGCCGACCGCCTGCACCTGTTTGCCGACATTGACGACCTGCTGACACTGGATAGCGGTTTTGAAGACGCCATCGCCGCGCGCATTGTCGCCGAAGACGAACGGCAGGCGGCCGAAAAAGCCCGCATTGAGGCAGAAGCCGCCGCCAAAGCAGAGGCGGAACTACGCGAAAAAATAGCAGCAGAAGAACGGGCGAAGGCGGGAACCGCAGCGACAACAGAACCCCAACCGATGCCAGAGACGACGCACGACGAACCGGTGCTGGAGTACATCATCACCGTGAAGATGAACACCACCCTCACCAACGCCAAAGCGATTGCCAACAACCTGAAGAACAGCCTGCGCGCTGAAATAAAACTGAACCGAGGAGCCTGAACATGAATCTGCCCGTCCCCCATGACGTACTAAGTGCCGTTGCCGCCATTGCAGGCACGACAGACATCAAAGCCTTCAGCGACGTGCTGGCCAGCACCATCATGCCCTCGCCGAACGTGCGCCCCGAACAAATCACCGCGTTTCTCATGGTGGCGAAAGAGTACAAGCTCAATCCGATCACCAAAGAAATCTACGCCTTCCCGGCGAAAGGTGGCGGCGTGCAACCCATCGTGTCCATTGACGGCTGGCTGAAAATCATCAACAGCCACCCGGATTTTGACGGCATGGAGTTTCGCGACACCCTCGATGACAGCGGTGCCCTGCGCGCCGTTACCTGCCGCATCTACCGCAAAGACCGGACGCACCCGGTGGAAATGACCGAATACATGGACGAATGCAAACGTAACACCGACCCGTGGCGACAATGGCCAAACCGGATGCTGCGCCACAAAGCGACCATCCAGGCGGCACGCTACGCCTTCGGATTTTCCGGCATCGCCGACCCGGACGAAGCCGAGCGCACCGCCGATGCGCCACGCCCGGCCGTTGCTGAAGTGATGGCCAGCGACGAACAAATCGCCGAACTGCGCGACCTGCTGTCACGCACCGGGAAAGAAGAAGGGAAGATGCTGGCCTTTGTTGGCGCCGCCCGTATGGAAGACATGGCGGCGAAGAAGGCGGACGAACTCATCGCCACGCTGCGCAAACACGCCCCGGCCGCCGAACCGCCTGCCCCGGTGCAGCCCGAAGCAGAAACCGCACCGGAGGGAAGCTACGAACCCGGCGAGGAAATCCCGCTATGAACCTCATCACCCTCGACTGCGAACAAGGAAGCGATGCCTGGCGCCAAGCGCGCCTCGGCATCCCGACCGCCAGCCAGTACAAACGCATCATGACCAACAGCGGAGCCGCGAGCGAACAGGCCACCGCCTACCTCGCCGAACTCATCGCCGAACGAATCACCGGGCAGCCTGCCGACAGCTACACCAGCGCCGACATGACACGCGGCAGCGAACTCGAACCACAGGCGCGTCTGGCCTACGAGTTTGCCACCGGCAACAGCGTTACCCAGATCGGCGGCGTGTACCTCGACGAAAGCCGCAGCGTCATGGCATCCCCCGACGGAATCATGCCGGAGCTGCGCCGTGGTCTGGAAATCAAAAGCCCGAAGTTGTCCACCCATATCCGCTACATCCTCGAAGGTGTCATGCCACGGGAATACCTGCTGCAAGTACAAGGCGGGCTGCTGGTAACGGGCTACGACAGCTGGGACTTCGTCAGCTACCACCCCGACTACACCCCGCAGACCACGTGGATACTGAACGTCAAGCGCGACGAAAAAATCATCGCCGCACTGGAAAAACACCTGCGCGCCTTTGTCGCGCGACTGGAAGCAGAAATGGAGAAACAAACATGCTGAACCGGGCAGAAATTATCGGCCGCGTGGGCAAAAGCGAAGTGCGCTACATGCCAAACGGCGACCCCGTTGCCAACTTCACCGTGGCGGCGACGGAAAAATGGAATGACAAACAGAGCGGACAGCCGAGAGAAAAAACCGAATGGTTCAACTGCGTCGCCTATAACCCGCTGGCAGACATCATCGGGCGCTATGTGGACGTCGGCGACCTACTGTACATCGACGGCAAAATCCAGACGCGGAAATATCAGGACAAGAACGGTAACGACCGCTACATCACCGAAATCCACGTGCGCGAGCTAAAGATGCTGATGACGAAAGCAGAGAAAGAAGCGCGCAACCGGGGACAAAGCGAGAAGCCGGGGCTGATTCCCGACTCACAGCCGAACCACGACCCGCAAACCTTTAACGACGATATCCCCTTCTAGGAGCCACCCATGACCGACCCGAAAGCAGATGTACTTGACCCGAAGGCAAGGGCTGCGAAAGAGAACGAAAGGCTTAGAGAGGAAGTGGCGGCGCTTAAAGAAGAATTAGTCGCGCTTAAAAAAGAAAAAGCAGAGCGTAAAAGAGAAGCTGATAAGGATGACGCTAAACTCATTAAGTTAGTAACCGATAGTGAAGAAAAAGGTGGCTTTGATTACTTGGCAAGAGTTTACATCGCTTTGTATAAGCACAACAATAAAGGGCACAAAGTCCCTAGTGTTGTGCTAGATGAACTAGAGCAATACAAAGACACATTTTTGTGGGAATCGGTAATCAAAGGTTTATATTCGGATGATATTGCGGAGCAATGCAGAGACGCGTTGCGTAAGGTATTGTCTAAGGACTTAGAGCAAGTATTGCTCAACCGCTGGATGCGTATTGCAAAGTTTCTTCCGGGCGTCCGCATGAGAGAACGTTATTATTATCCTGATATTATGTCAGAAGATGGCTACCATGAAACTAAATGGCTAGATATTGATGAGGATAAACACCTACGTAGTAAAGGCTTGTGTTTCCATACTAAGGAAGCCGCAATAGCTTTTTCCGAGAAAATGGCATGAGGAAACTATGGGCAAGAAATATATTTTTGAAGGTTTTTCGGATGACACCTTCGGAGAATACGGAATCAGCAACATAGACCACGACGACAGCGGGGCAGGCTCTATAAGGGCATTCATCGTGTCGCGCCCCGGCGGTGAAGGAGTACTGATCACCGGCCAATACAACAGGGCAGGCATGTGGCACATCGGTATGTCCTTGCTGAACGAAGACAAGCCGCTGAATAAAGACGAATGGCAAATCAGCTTTGAACCAAACGAAGAGGCGGCGCATCGGAACCGCCTGGTTGTGAATGCGCCGGACGATGCCTGGATACAACGTATCACCGACAGCGAATAATGGAGGAAACATGAAACTCAAAACACCATACAAGACCGAGAAAATACAGCGGCTTACTAAGGAGCAACTCATCGCCAAGATAAAGGAACTGCAAGCGTATTTAGCCAAAGAATCGGACGAAGCCAGAGACAAAATCGACCCGCACAACCGTTACAAAGACTATTACGAAGGCGCACACCGCGCATACGAAATAGCCGTTTATACCATCCGCGACATCTTCGGAACAGAGCTGCCGGAACACTGGTGAAAAACAAACTCACCTCGGCTGGGAAGAGGGAAGCATACAAGCGGTGAGTGTCCGCAACAACCACCGCAGCATCCGCCAATGCCACAATTTTCTCTTTGGTGAGGATGCCGACTTGCCGCCGTAAGCGGCTCCCGAATAACAGGAGCAAATAATGAAACAAACAGACATCATTAAAAATATTGAAAACTGGTTCCGCACAGCAGTTCCTTCACCTGGAATCTTCGACCAGAATGTGCAGGCAAGCTGCGTTATAGAAGAAACAATGGAATTTGTTTCACATCTTGGATGTGACAACTATAAAACACCCCTATATAGCCTGAAGAACCAGTTGAGAAGTGGGGCAACCCGAATACAAATAACCGATGCGGCTGCAACATTAGATGATTTGTGCGACGTGATTATCACCTGTATCGGTATGGCTTACGTGCTTGGCTACGATTTACAGGGAGCGCTTGCTGAAGTGAATCGCAGCAACTGGAGTAAGTTCGAAAACGGCAAAGCATTACGAGACGGAAACGGGAAAATAATGAAGGGAAAGGATTACTCGCCGCCAAATCTTGCCCAATTCATTAAATTTTAGGGTTAGCGATGAAAAGAAAACACCATGAGAAATAAAGCAAAACACGACGGCGCCGCGGCAAATACAGGTTGCGATGAAATGAGAGACACGCCATGACCACACCAAACCCCGGAAGCGACGCTGCAATCAAACAAGGCTGCACCTGCCCCGTACTGGATAACGCCCACGGCAGGGGAATTATGGGCGACGGCGAAAAACATGGCTACTGGATAACGGCGGGCTGCCCGCTGCATGGGCAAAGGGGGCAAGAATGAACCTGCAAACAATAACCAGGGAAGAGATTGCCGAAATCTACGGCGTACAGCCGCAAACGATTTCAGACTGGGCAAGTAAAGGAAAATTCCCGAAACCACTACCGGGCGGAAATTATCGCTGGTCGGCGAAAGCGGTTGAGCATTTTATGGTGCTTTCATCGCTTCCCGACGAGGCGGTGAAGAAGGCGCAGGTGCTGGCAGGGTTTGAGGCTTACGGCCCCTAATTTGTCCCCACCGTATTCTCAACCTATATTAAAACGTTATAAAACAATCTGTTATTTAATTCTTTTGGTGCCCGGAGCCGGGGTCGAACCGGCATGGTATCACTACCGAGGGATTTTAAGTCCCTTGCGTCTACCAATTTCGCCATCCGGGCACAGGCCGCGCATGATAGCGGCT